GGTAACGCGCGACCGCAAAAGTTTTTTAGCGATAGAATTTAACTAAAAGTGGTTAAGATGACACAAACAGCAAAAAAAATGGGCAGACCGCCAATAGATGAACCGGATTATAACGCCGCCAGAGCAAGAAAAATGGCGGCAGATGCGGAACTTGCTGAACTAGAATTACGCAAGGCGAAGGGTGATTTAGTTGCATCGCAAGATGTTTTAGGTGCGTGGACTGATGTGCTGGGTGCAATGCGCGGCAAATTGCTTGCGCTTCCTACCAAGACCGCACCGCTAATTGCAACAGAAACCGACATTGGTATAATTCAGGATTTAATAGAAAAACAGATACACGAAGCATTAAGTGAGTTAGCAAGTTATGAACCAGAGCAAAATGCCGGACGCGCAAACGTCACTTCAAGCGGTGGTGACGCAAGCACTAGCAATTCTGAAGCCACCACCACGACTAAGCGTAAGCGAGTGGGCAGACCGCGAAAGGCGACTGTCATCAGAGAGTAGCGCAGAACCGGGAATGTGGCACACCAGTCGCGCAGAATACCAGCGCGGCATAATGGATGCTATTAGTGATCCGAATATCCGCGATGTTTGCGTGATGGCTGGCGCACAAGTTGGCAAGACCGAAATGCTTTTGAATTGCATCGGGTATTATATTCATCACAATGCGTCACCCATCTTGGTCGTCCAGCCGACTTTGGATATGGCGCAGTCATTCAGTAAAGACCGCCTTGCGCCTATGCTTCGCGATACGCCATCGCTTCGGGGCAAGGTTAAAGACCCAAGGTCACGCGATGCGAATAATACAACAACGCACAAGGTGTTTCCGGGCGGTCACATTTCTATGGTCGGATCGAATAGCGCGGCAGGGTTGGCATCAAGGCCGATCCGTGTTGTGTTGTGCGATGAGGTTGACCGCTATCCAGCGTCAGCCGGATCAGAGGGTGATCCCATCCAATTAGCGCGAAAGCGTTCTGCGACTTTCTGGAATAGAAAGATCGTTCTGGTTTCCACGCCAACAAACAAAGGCGCATCGCGCATTGAATCTGCATTTGAAGAAAGCGATAAGCGTCAGTTCTTCGTGCCGTGCGAAGATTGTGGTCACGAACAAACATTGAAATGGTCGCACGTTCGCTGGGATAAAGATCAGCCAGAAACCGCGCATTATGTTTGCGAAGAATGTGGCAGTATTTGGGATGATGCGATGCGTTATCGCGCTGTTCGTAATGGTCATTGGCAAGCAACAGAAGAGTGTAAGGGCATCGCCGGCTTTCACATTAATGGCATTTATTCACCTTGGACACCGTTAGCTGATGCGGTTCGTGATTTCTTATCTGCTAAGAAGATGGCAGAAACCTTGCGCGTTTGGACAAATGTATATCTTGCCGAAAGCTGGGAAGATCAAGGCGAACGCATTGACGACTATGCGGTTGCTGAACGCGCTGAAGAGTTCGGCGACAGAATAGATCAGCGCATATTAATGATAACTTGTGGTGCTGACGTTCAAGATGATCGCGTTGAGATTGAAACGGTCGGGTGGGGACGTGATGAAGAAAGCTGGTCGCTAGATTATAGAACTGTTTATGGTGATCCGTCATCGCCGCAATTATGGCAAGATGTTGATAATGTGCTAATGAGCAAATACGAAACCGAAGATGGTCGGATATTACAGCCACGCGCGACTTGCATCGACTCCGGCGGTCACTACACAAAAGCGGTCTATGACTTTGTTAGACCGCGTGAAGGCCGCCGCATTTTTGCCATAAAGGGGATGGCTGGCGAAAGCCGTCCAATCGTGTCAAGGCCGACCAGAAACAACATCGGAAAGATACGATTATTTACTTTGGGCGTTGACAACATAAAAGAATTGATTTTTTCCAGACTTAAGATACAATCGGAGGGTGCGGGATATTGTCATTTTCCGGCTGATCGTCCAGATGAGTATTTTAAGCAACTGGCATCATCGGAAAAAATTGTTACGAAATTCTCTAAAGGGTTTCCGCGCAGGGAATTTGTGAAGACAAGAACACGCAACGAAGCGTTAGACTGTCGGGTGTATGCGATAGGGGCATTGGCGATTTTGAACACGAACCTAAACACACTGGCAGACCGACAGGCGCACGCGGCAGAAAAGCCGAAAGATGATGCGCCAATTAACCAGCAACCGCGCCGCGCTTATCGGAAGCCCGGCGGTTTTGTTAATGGGTGGCGTTGATGGCAAATCTATTTGATACCGATAACGCACCGACCATCGAACCTGACCAGATCGTTGTCGGTGATCGCGTCACTTGGCGCAAAAAAAACTTAGGTCAGGATTATCCGTCATCAACATATAGCGTTGCATACGTTTCTAGGGTTTCTTCTGCCGGCGGCACGCACGAATTTACTGTTACCGGATCGGCGGATGGTGACGATTATCTATTTACAATTACATCGGTCGTTAGTGCAGATTTTGATTTAGGGCATCACCATTGGCAGTTAGAAATTACGCGTACTAGCGACAGTGAACGCATTGTTATTCAGACCGGTTCTTGGGATATTATTACTGATCTGGACAATAATGTTGATCCGCGTTCGCACGCTGAAATAATGTTAGACAAGATTGAAACCGTTCTGCAAGGCCGCGCTGACGCTGATGTTCTATCGTATTCGATTAACGGTCGTTCACTTTCTAAAATACCGGTTGCCGAATTGGTTGAATGGCGTGACTATTATCGGAGTGAAGTTGTTAAACAGCATCGCATCGATCACGTTAAGAACGGTCGCGCGCACGCTGGCACGATCAAAGTGAGGTTTTAGTTATGGGCTTATTTGATTTTTTAAAGCGTAAAGAAGAAACAAAAAAGCCATTTAGGAAGCGTAATTATGCGGCGGCGCGTGCTGGTAGGTTATTCGGTGATTTTCTGGACTCTGGTAACTCTGCTGATAGCGAGTTGCGATTTACACTTGAAACGATGCGAAACAGATCACGCGAATTGGTGCGTGATAACGAATTTGCGCGTAGATATGTCAATCTAATGAAGACAAATATAGTTGGCGACAAGGGTTTCCATCTGCAAGTTAAAGCGCGGAATGAAGATGGTCGCCTTGATGCGTCCGGTAATACCATCATCGAAAATGCTTGGCGGCGTTGGGGGCGTTTAGGTGCGCCGACAGCCGATGGTCGGATGTCTTGGTATGATTGTCAGCGTTTAGCCATTGAAACGCTTGTGCGCGATGGTGAAGTGTTTATTAAGAAGTTATCCGGCAGTAAGTACCGCGATGGCTTCGCCATTCAGTTTATCGAAGCTGATTTAATTGATGAACAAAAGAACGAAACGCTTACAAATGGCAATCAAATCCGGATGGGGATTGAATTAGATAAGTCGCATCGTCCTGTCGCCTATTGGGTTTTAACCGCGCATCCCGGCGATAAATATTATTATTCTAGCCAATCGCGCAAGCACGTTCGCGTCCCAGCCGATGAAATGATCCATCTGTTTATGGCTAATCGCACGCATCAAACGCGCGGCGAACCGTTTATGGTTTCTGCTATGTCAGCGATGAAAATGTTGCACGCCTATCGTGAAGCGGAAGTTATAGCCGCACGCATACAGGCATCCAAGATGGGCTTTATTAAAACACCATCTGGCGATGACTATGTTGGCGAAGGGTATGAAAATGACTTTACGCCTGTTATCGATGTTGAACCGGGATCGTTCCACCAGTTAGGGGCTGGTCAGGATATATCGTTCTTCGATCCAAACCATCCGAATAGCAGTTATTCAGAATTTGAAAGCGCGATGCTTCGCGGTATTTCATCCGGCTTGAATGTTTCTTATGCGGCTTTGTCAAACGATCTGTCATCAGTTAATTATTCATCTATTCGTCAGGGTGCGCTAGATGAACGTGATGGATATCGCGCTATGCAGATGTTTATGATTGAACATTTTGTTGAGCCGATCTTCCGTGCTTGGTTATCTAGCGCGATGGACTTTGGTGGCATTCCGCTTCCAGCGAACAAATATGATAAGTTCAGCGATAACGCAATGTTCCGTGGTCGCGGCTGGAACTGGGTTGATCCGTTGAAAGAAATAAATGCGGCGGTCGTTGGGCTAAATAACGGCATTCTATCGATGCAAGATGTGGCGGCGAATTATGGGCGTGATGTTGAAGAAACATTTAGCCAGATAGCGCGTGATAAAGAACTGGCGCAACAGTTAGGATTGTCAATGGCATTTGAACCGTTTGGTCAAAAGTTCCCAGCCGATCCTATTGTTGAAGGTGGTGATGATGGCGAAGTATAAAGGCGAAGATATCAACCTAAAGCCGACCGCAACGATGGCAGAAGAGGCACAGCGCGGTCTGGATTGGCGTAAAGAACACGGACGCGGTGGCACGCGCGTTGGCGTTGCACGCGCCAATCAGATAGTCAATCGTCAGGAATTATCGCCAGAAACCGTGCGCCGAATGGTTAGTTTTTTCGCGCGGCACGAAGTTGATAAAGAGGCTGAAGGGTTTTCGCCGGGTGAAGATGGGTATCCGTCAGCCGGGCGGATTGCGTGGGCGTTGTGGGCTGGCGATCCGGGCAAGGCTTGGGCAGAAGAAAAGGATAGGATTATGGATCGCATTGACGAAGACCAAACACGCGCTTTAGCAGACGATTTCCCAGAAGCCACATTAAAGGGATTGCAGAATAAAGTTGATGAGCATAACGAAGAACACGGCGACACAAGGTCAAAACGCGTCACGCTTCGGATGCTTGCGGCTGTTTATAAGCGCGGCATTGGCGCATATAACACAAACCCACAATCCGTAAGGCCAAGCGTTAGTAGTGAAGAACAATGGGCGATGGCACGCGTAAATTCTTTTTTATATGCGGTAAGGAATGGAAAGTTCCGATCTGGCAAGCACGATACTGATCTTTTGCCGGAAGGACACCCGATGAAAACTGAAGAAGAACGCGAGATTGATTTTTCTGATGATTTTGATCATAATGCTGATGATGCAACCGAAGAAAGAGGTGACGATATGGAACAGCGACATATCATTGATGTGCAAGAAAATGATGATGCCTATGTCATCACTTTCGCAAAACCACATCAAGAAATGGAAGAAAGCGGCGATGATAAGGATATGGAAGAACGTCCATATCACGATGATGAAGAAGAACGCATTGAACGTGCCGATCTAGTTCATCGCGCTATGGATATGGAAGATAAGGCTATTGATGAAGAAACGCGGATGGTTATGGTTGGCGTATCGTCAGAAGAACCAGTTAAGCGTGACTTCGGAATGGAAGTTATTGATCACAGCCGCGAGAGTATGAACCTTGAGTTTCTTAACTCAGGTCGTGCGCCGTTGCTGATGGATCACGATATGGAACGTCAGATTGGCGTTGTCGAATCTGTTGAATTAGATGAAGAGGCGCGCCGTCTGCGTGCTAAAGTTCGCTTCGGAAGGGGCGAAATGGCTTCGGAAATATTCAACGATGTTGCCGATGGTATTCGGCAAAACATAAGCGTTGGCTATCGGGTAGATGGTCGCGTAAAACGTGAAGACGATCCCGAAGAATATTTTCGGGTTCGGACGACACCTATGGAAATTTCTATCGTTTCAATCCCAGCGGATCAGTCAAATCTTGTTGGTGTTGGTCGGTCGAGTTCCGAACCCTTAAACGTAACCCTAGAGATCAAAGGAGATGACAAAATGTCAGATATCGATCTTGATGCGGTTCGGGCGGAAGCCGCCAAAACCGCACAGAAAAATGCTAAAGACATTATGACTTTGGCACGGAAGCACAACAAAGCCGATATGGGTGAAGAAGCCATCGGTCGCGGTGTTTCCATCGATGAGTTCCGTGGTGAACTTCTCGAAGCAATCGGCAATCAGCCTCTTGAAACTCCAGCACACGTTGTTGACGTACCGGTAAAAGAAAAGCGTGAATATTCGCTTGGCAAAATGATCCGCGCACAGATCAACCACGATTGGAAAGACGCTGGTTTTGAACGTGAAATGCACGATGAAATCGCAGTTCGCACCGGTAAGCAAAGCGAAGGTTTCTATGTACCAGATTTCGCTTGGCGTGCTGGCGCAATGGCAACTGCCGCAACTGGCGCAGTTGGCGATGAAAATGTTGTCGATAATTTCATCCCGACAATCCATCGTGGCGATATGTTCATTGAAGCACTTCGGGCAAAGCAAGTGATGGCGGCTCTTGGTGTTACCTTTATGGGTGGCTTAACCAACCGCATCAAAATGCCAAAATTCTCAACAGGCGCATCAGCCGGTTTTGTTGAAGAACTTGGTTCAGTTGCTGATCAGTCACAGACTGACGCTGGTGTAACACTTCAGCCACGCACAATGGGTGCATATGTTGATATCGGTCGGGTTGCTCTTAAAGAGTCAATCCCAGCACTGGATCAAATCGTTCAAGACGATCTGCTTCGTGCGCTTGCCGATGAGTTAGAAGCAACCGCCATCAGTGGTTCTGGTTCTTCTGGCGAACCAACAGGCATCCTAAACGATGGCAACGTAGGTAATGTGGATATCTCCGCTGGTACTGATGTTGCGGCATTGACTTGGGCTGATCTGACCGATCTGGTTAAGACAGTTGAAGACGCAAACGGCGTTATCAACCAAGCAACGCTTGGCTGGCTGACAAACCCGAAGGTGAAGGCGAAAATGGCTAACACCGTTAAGGTTGCGTCAACCGACAGCATTATGCTTCTGAATGATCCGTGGAATAGCATTTATGGCTATCGTGCGGAGTTCACAAGCAATGTTCCATCAAACCTAAATCCGGGTGATGGCGGAACAGATGCTTCAGCACTGATCTTCGGTGACTTCTCACAGTTGATGGTCGGTCTATTCGGCGCACCATCAATCTTGGTTGACGAAACTACCGGTGGTCTTGCTGGTACAGTACGCGTCATCGTCCATCAGGACGTTGACGTTGCACTTCGGAATGCCGCTTCATTTGCTATAACAGATGAAGTTTCAACCGCATAATTTAACTGGTGGACGGCTTCGGTCGTCCACCATTTCCCATAGGGGGTTATGATGAAAGTTAAAATTCTGGAAAAATGTTACACTGGGGAACGCGGCAATATGTTTGCTGGCGAAGAGCACGAAGTTAATGACAACATCGGCGAAAAGCTGATTGCGCGTGGGTTAGCAGAAGCCGCAACAGCTAAGAAAGCCGGTCGCGGCAAAAAGAAGCTAGAAGACCGTTCTTTTGATGTTGCTGATATTGAAACGCCAGAGGACGACTAATGGCTGTTGAAAGCGCAGACGACCGTGCCATTTTTGTCGGTGTCGATGACTTCGGTGTTGCGGCGACTTATACACCATCTGGCGGTGCTTCTAGCACTGTCAACGGTATTTTCGATAATGATTTTATCGAGGTTGATGCTGGTGGCGGTGTCGGTGTTGCGCTTCAGCAACCGCAATTTCATTGCCGCACTGCGGATGTTTCTAGCGCGTCTGAAGGCGATGCGTTAGTTGTTAGCGGCGTTAATTACACTATCCGCATCGTACAAGACGATGGCACTGGGATGACGATGCTGATATTGGAAAAGGATTAATGGCACACGTTCGCAAGCAAATCAGGGATGCGATAGTTACGGCGGTCACAGGATTGACGACCACCGGCACGAATGTGTTTCGCAATCGCGTCTATCCTATTGAGCAAGCGAACTTGCCCGGCTTATGCGTTTTTACTAGAACAGAAGCCGTTGTTTTTGATACAATGACGCTGGCGAGATCAATCGCTAGGAACTTGGAAATTATGATTGAGGCGTATGTTGTCGGGACTGCGAATTACGACAACACGCTTGACCAGATTGCCGTTGAAGTTGAAGAGGCTTTAGCGGCAGACGTAACTTTAGGCGGTCTTGCGAAGGACGTTATGGTTACGGCTTTTGAATCTGACTTTAGCGGCGATGGTGAACAGCCGGTCGCTATTGGAAGGTTCACGGTGATGGTTGAATACCGCACCAAAGAAAATGATGTGGAAACTGCCAGCTAACAGGAGTTGATTATGGCAACATTCAAAGGAAACGATGGAGTCGTTAAGATCGGCTCTGATGCAATGGCAGAAGTTATTAGCTTCACCGTTGATCAAACTGCGGAAGTTATTGAAGATACTTCTATGGGCGATACCGCCAAATCTTACAAAGCGTCTTTCACCGATGCGACTGCAACTGTTGAAACCTATTTCGATGATACCGATACCGCGCAAACAAACTGCACCGCAGGATCGTCCGTAACGGTTAATCTTCAGATGGAAGGTGATACCACCGGCGATCATCGTTTGACCGGTTCAGGCATCGTTACAGGCCGTTCTATCGGTGTTTCTCACGATGGCATCGTTACTGCAACTTATAGCGTGCAGATCACCGGTGGTCTGACTGAAGACACCGTAGCATAAGGAGATTTCTAAATGTCGCTGGGGAAAGAAATCTTAGCACGCGTCAATAACAGACGGCAACGGAACATCATTGAAGTTTCTGAATGGGGCGAAGATGATGCTCCGTTGCTGGTCTATGTTTCACCGCTTACTATCGGTGATATCGATAAATTACAGCGCAAGCACAAAAACTTTTTAGTCGATATGCAAGTGTCTGGAATGGTCGATATGATTATTATGAAGGCCGAAAATAAAGATGG